TCTGCGAGGTACGAATCCGAACCGGCCAGACGGAGGTCGCTGTCTTCACAGCTTACGAACCTGAGGAGTAAGAGACCAGGCGAGGGGGAAATCCCTCGCCACCTCTGATGAGTCAGGCATCCTCAACGCACCCGCACTTAACCCGCTTCGGCGGGTTTTGTTTTTTTCTGGCATTCTGGTTTACAATTCGCACGTCAGCCTGAACACCTGACACCTGCTGCGCCAGTAGAGAAAACAGATGGCGCACAAAACCAAATTTCACAATTCTGATACCGACCTTGCCATCCGGCATGGGCGGCGTTCACACGCATTTAAAACCGACTGGTACCAACACCCACCATGTACTGAAGAACAGGCCGAATGGCTAATTCATAACTACCGCAGACGCGGATACGAGATTAAGAAAGCCCTCAGCCTCGATTATCGTCACTGGATAATCTCCGTCAGGCTTCCTTACTCTGAACGCCCACCGCGTCCGTCCCGCACATTCCAGCAACGCATCTGGAGGTAATGTGCGGGTATTACTTCGACCTGTTCTGGTACCGGAACTCGGGCTGGTGATCGTTAAGCCGGGCCGTGAATCCATGCCGGTATTCCACAATACCCGGGTACTGGTGGAGCCGGAACCGAAAAGCATGCGTAATCTGCCGTCCGGGGTCGTTCCTGCCGTTCGCCAGCCGCTGGCGGAGGATAAATCATTACTGCCATTTTTCAGCGACGAACGAGTGATTCGTGCTGCTGGTGGCGCTGGCGCATTGTCTGACTGGTTACTGCGCCATGTTAAATCCTGCCAGTGGCCACACGGCGATTATCACCACAGTGAAACCGTCATTCACCGTTATGGTACCGGCGCAATGGTGTTGTGCTGGCACTGCGACAACCAGCTGCGCGACCAGACCTCCGAATCACTCGGGCAACTTGCTCACCAAAACCTGTTTGCATGGATGATTGACGTCATACGCCATGCAATGAATGGCTCGCAGGAACGGGAATTATCGCTGGCTGAATTATCCTGGTGGGCGGTCCGCAATCAGGTGGCGGACGCGCTACCGGAAGCGGTATTACGTCGTTCGCTGGGGTTGCGTGCGGAAAAAATCCGCTCAATGTACCGTGAAAGCGACATCGTACCGGGAGAGCAGACCGCCACCAGCATACTGAAGCAGCGCACAAAAAATCTTGCGCCGCTGCCTCACGCCCACCAGCAAAACCCGCCACAGGAAAAGACGGTGGTCAGCATTGCCGTTGATCCGGAGTCACCGGCTCAGTATCTTCAGCGCCAGAAATCACAACGGGAAGAGATGCCTGTATACACGCGTTGGGTAAAAACGCAGAAATGCATGACGTGTGGCAATCAGGCAGATGATCCGCATCACATCATTGGTCATGGACTGGGAGGGATGGGAACAAAGGCTGATGATTTGTTTGTTATTCCGCTGTGCCGTAAATGCCATAGCGAACTACACGCCGGGGTAAAAGATTTTGAAGAAAAACACGGCAGCCAGCTGTTGTTGCTGATTCGTTTTTTAATGCACGCGAGAAATTCGGGTGTTTTGAAGTGGAAAGCATAAATGACTGAACGCATAGAATTTGTTTTGCCTTACCCGCCAACGGTGAACACTTACTGGCGTCGTCGTGGCAGCACATATTTTGTATCAAAAGCCGGGGAGCGTTATCGCCGGGCAGTGGCGCTTATTGTTCGCCAGCAGCGGCTGAAATTAAGCCTGTCCGGAAGGTTGGCAATAAAAATTATTGCAGAACCACCGGATAAGCGCCGCCGTGACCTGGACAATATTCTGAAAGCGCCGCTGGATGCGCTGACGCATGCGGGGTTGCTAATGGACGATGAGCAGTTTGATGAAATCAATATCGTTCGTGCTCAGCCAGTATCTGGTGGACGTCTGGGGGTGAAGATTTACCCCATAATGCTTGAAGGGCAGGTCAAAAAATGAAACTGGAAGATTTACCGAAATACTACTCCCCAAAATCCCCCGGCCTGACTGATGCATCGGCCTCAACGTCGAAAGATGCGCTGAGTATCACTGATGTGATGGCCGCGCAGGGCATGACACAGAATCGGGCTGAGATGGGGTTTTCTGCGTTCCTTGGGAAAATGGGCATTAGTATGAATGACAGAGAGCGGGCAACAGAATTGCTGACAGAATATGCACTCAGTCGGTGTGATCGCGTGGCGGCGTTAAGAAAACTCCCGGCAGAAATAAAACCGGTAGTGATGCGCATTATGGCTTCGTACGCTTTTGAGGATTATGCCCGCAGCGCAGCGAGTAAAAAGCAGTGCCCTTGTTGCTATGGGGAAAAATTTATTGAAAGCGTAGTTTTTACAAACAAGGTCCAGTATCCGGATGGTAAGCCGCCGGTATGGGCAAAGTGTACGAAAGGTGTGTATCCGTCTTACTGGGAAGAATGGAAAAAAGTCAGGGAGGTGGTAAAAGTTGCCTGTCCGGAGTGTGGCGGAAAGGGTGAGGTTTCCACCGCCTGTAAGGATTGCCGTGGGCGTGGTGTCGCCATTCATCGTGAAGAGTCGGTAAAACGTGGTATGCCTGTTATCAGAGACTGCCAGCGTTGTGGTGGTCGTGGCTGTGAAAGACTACCATCAACGGAGGCATTTAATGCCATATGCAAAGTGACGAGTGCTATCACGCTTGATACGTGGAAAAAATCAGTGAAACGCTTTTACGATACGTTGGTGGTTCGGTTTGACATTGAAGAGGCATGGGCGGAGCGGCAGTTAAAGAGGGTAACGCGATAGTGTTGTTGATTTTTCCCGAATCTGTGGTAAATTTGCTCTAACGATGGGCGTTTTATGCCTGACGTTAGAAGATTTTTTACACCCCGCCGCCTGGCGGGTTTTTTATGACTGAAATCGCGTCAGTACAGTAAACGCGCTGGTGGCGGTGAATACCTGTCTTTCAGCTTGCTGGCTTTTTCGACAAGAGTTATTGGTGTGTCACGTTAACCGGAAAAGGGAAAAAGACATGCTAAAACAGCAGGATATGACAGAAACCGCCAGAGTAGTGTTTAATGAATTAAGCGTTACCGAACCGGCGACAGTCGGGGAGATTGCACAGAATACTTACCTTTCACGCGAACGCTGCCAGTTAATACTGACCCAGCTGGTTATGGCGGGTCTGGCAGACTATCAGTTCGGTTGTTACAGACGCCTTCCGCAGTGAAGGCTTTTTTATTTGTGGTAAATGGGCGGCTGGTGGGTGTTAGGGGCACCCACCAGCCATCTGCTCATGCGTTGGGTTCACAAGCAAACCTCAGGCCCACTGCTTTGCGCAAAAGCAGAATGAGCCTATCAGAGACAGGCTTAATGATCCATGCTTAATACTGTAAAAATATCCAGTTGTGAGTTAATCAACGCCGACTGCCTGGAATTTATCCGGTCGTTACCCGAAAATTCTGTTGACCTGATAGTCACGGACCCGCCGTACTTTAAAGTGAAGCCTGAGGGCTGGGATAACCAGTGGAAGGGCGACGATGATTACCTGAAGTGGCTGGACCAGTGTCTGGCGCAGTTCTGGCGGGTGCTGAAACCTGCCGGAAGTCTTTACCTGTTCTGTGGTCATCGCCTGGCATCTGATATCGAAATCATGATGCGTGAACGCTTCAGTGTGCTGAACCATATTATCTGGGCGAAGCCGTCCGGACGCTGGAACGGATGCAACAAGGAAAGCCTGCGGGCGTATTTCCCCGCCACAGAGCGCATTCTGTTCGCGGAACATTATCAGGGGCCGTATCGTCCGAAAGATGCCGGGTATGCGGCGAAGGGCAGTGCACTGAAACAGCATGTGATGGCCCCGCTGATTTCTTACTTTCGTGATGCGCGCGCGGCCCTGGGGATAACGGCAAAACAGATTGCAGATGCCACAGGAAAGAAAAACATGGTGTCGCACTGGTTCAGTGCCAGTCAGTGGCAGCTACCGAACGAAAGCGATTATCTGAAATTACAGTCGCTGTTTGCCCGGGTGGCAGAAGAGAAACATCAGCGCGGTGAACTGGAAAAGCCCCACCACCAGCTGGTGGATACGTATACGTCACTGAACCGGCAGTATGTGGAGCTGCAGAGTGAATATAAGCATCTGCGGCGGTATTTTGGTGTGACGGCGCAGGTGCCGTACACGGATGTGTGGACACATAAACAGGTGCAGTTCTATCCCGGGAAACATCCGTACGAAAAACCGGCAGAAATGCTGCAGCAGATAATCAGCGCAAGCAGTCGTCCGGGTGACCTGGTTGCAGATTTTTTTATGGGCTCAGGTTCAACGGTAAAAGCGGCACTGGCGCTCGGGCGTCGTGCGATTGGCGTTGAACTGGAGACCGGACGTTTTGAGCAGACAGTCAGGGAAGTTCAGGATTTAATCGTTTGAAACGGATGAGATTGCAGAATTAATTACGCACCATTATTATTCTGCTCCCGGCCCTTTAGCTCAGTGGTGAGAGCGAGCGACTCATAATCGCCAGGTCGCTGGTTCAAATCCAGCAAGGGCCACCATCACATACCGCCATTAGCTCATCAGGAAAGAGCGCCAGCCTTCGAAGCTGGTTGCGCGGAGTTCGGGTCCCCGAAGGCGGTCCATTATCTGTATCCTGCGTTGTTAGCTCAGCCGGACAGAGCAATTGCCTTCTAAGCAATCGGTCACTGGTTCGAATCCAGTACAACGCGCCACACTTATTTTCCCTGGCTCGCTTTTGCGGGCTTTTTTTTAAATGTCTCACAATTCAGGCGGTTGACTGTTGTCTGGTTTGCGGGGAGTTTGTTAAAAGAAACTGGCATGGTGAATCCCCCTGTGCGGAGGGGCAATCAGCGAGTAGGTATATGGGATAATCGCGGATTCAGGTGCTGGTACTGAATTCACCGGGAGGCACCCGGCACCATGCAATGGCACATAGCGCCACTCTCCAGCCCCTCTCCGGAGGGGCTTTTCTGTGCCGGATACATCACAGTTTCTGGAACCTTAGGTACTACAGTATCAGTCAGGGTGCTATATTTTCAGATGTGATGAAAGCCTGTCAGCAGGCAGGGCGTATCGGAAATGACCCAGTAGAGAAAACGTTGACTCAGATACCGGTGCTGAGTTACCGGGAAACCGGCATCACATGACCGCTATCCTTCCAGGCCCATCCGCTCCGGTGGGCCTTTTTACTGCAGAAAACAGGTTCCCCGTTAAATGCTATGTTGCTCACAATTCAGTAAGTTGACAGTTGCCTGTCAGACTGGGCATTTGTTAAAAAAATTTCGCATGGTGAATCCCCCTGAGCGGAGGGGCGACTGGTGACGGTATAATCTCTGATTATCAAAACGAGAATGACGCGGGTTTAGTGGCACCGGGCTGAACTCACCGGGAGGCACCCGGCACCATGTGCATGATGATACAGATACGCGGCTTTAGCCCCTCTCCGAAGGGGCTTTCTTATGGACAAAAAAAGCCCGCGCTGGGAGACGCGGGCGGCAAGGAATAAACAATAAAACGTGAAGTAATATTTCAGCTGACGAATAATACCCCATAGTAATCACTCTGCGCAACTGCGCGGTCTTTTTCGAATTGCGGGCTGTAGTCTCCCTTCTGCCATTGTCCTGTAACTTCCGGACTTCAGCCTGCTCCTTATCTGACTCACAACATTATCCCGCCCGGGAGGATTTATGGCATTTAAACACTATGACGTGGTCAGGGCGGCATCGCCGTCAGACCTTGCGAAACGACTGACACAAAAACTGAAGGAGGGCTGGCAGCCGTTTGGTAGTCCGGTGGCCATAACCCCTTATACCCTGATGCAGGCGATTGCAGCAGAAGGTGATGTGGTCGTCAGTGGTGCAACTGAGCCGGAGTGGTACTACGTCATCGTACTGGCCGGGCAATCCAATGCCATGGCTTACGGTGAAGGGCTTCCGCTTCCGGATTCATACGATGCGCCCCATCCGCGCATTAAGCAACTGGCCCGTCGTAACACAGTGACTCCCGGTGGTGAAGTATGCGTATTTAACGACATCATTCCTGCTGACCATTGTCTGCATGATGTTCAGGATATGAGTACGATTAACCATCCCCGGGCTGACCTGAGCAAAGGGCAGTACGGCTGTGTCGGACAGGGCTTACATATTGCCAAAAAACTGCTTCCGTATATCCCTAATAATGCGGGGATCCTGCTGGTACCATGCTGTCGTGGTGGTTCGGCATTCACCCAGGGCACGGAGGGGACATTCAGCGAGTCCACGGGAGCCAGTCAGGATTCGGCTCGCTGGGGAGTGGGTAAGCCGTTATATCAGGATCTGCTTTTCCGCACGAAGGCAGCATTGCAGAAAAACCCGAAAAACGTTTTGCTGGCGATATGCTGGATGCAGGGGGAATTCGATATGACGAATGCCAGTTACGCCCAGCAGCCAGCAGCATTTCTTGCAATGGTACAGCAGTTCCGTGCTGACCTTGCCGGGCTGGCGGCGCAGTGTCACGGTGGAAGTCCGGCATCAGTCCCCTGGATTTGTGGCGACACGACATACGCGTGGAAACAAGAACACGGTACGCAATATGAAGTGGTATATGGTGCATATAAAGGTAAAGAATCCCAGCAGATTTATTTTGTTCCCTTTATGACCGATGGTAGCGGAGTTAATACACCGACAAACAACCCGTCAGAAGATCCTGATATTGCCGGGTCTGGTTATTACGGTTCGGCATCCCGAACGAACAAAAACTGGGTATCATCAAATCGCCCGACGCATTTCAGCTCATGGGCGCGTCGTGGCATTATTCCCGATCGTATGGCAACTGCTATTCTGAACGTAGCCGGTCGCACCTTAGCCTTCATTAGTGGTAAGGCACCGGAAATCAAACCCTCGCCCGGCGGCGACACGCCATCGGGGCCGTCTGAAGATGCATCCGTACGCACAATCTCCCTGTTGCCGACAGCTGGAGATGCTGCTGCGCAGGGCTGGAGCATTAAGAATGGCGGAATTCAGTTGTCAGAGGGTGTATTTAAGATCACCAAGCAGAGCAATAAAACCTGGTACCTGATGCATCCGGTGGATGACGCAATTACCCTGCTGACACAGGGCGGCAGACTGACCTGTAAGTTCCGCCTCTCAGGCGCACTGACCAACAATCAGTTCGGGCTGGGGATTTATCTGTATACGGACGCTCCCGTTCCTGATGATGTGGCGATGACGGGTACTGGTAATCCGTTCCTGATGTCTTACTTCACTCAGACCACTGACGGCAGAGTGAATCTGATGCATCACAGGAAAGCCGGAAACACGAAGCTGGGGGAGTTTGGCGATTACGGTAACGACTGGCAGACGCTGGAGCTGGTGTTCACCGCCGGCAGTGCCACGGTTACTCCGAAACTGAATGGAGTGGCTGGCCCGGCATTCCAGGTCATAAAAGACAGTCTGACACTGGGGCTGAATGCGCTGACGCTGACGGATGTTACAAAAAATGCAGCGTATGGCGTTGAGATAGAAAGTCTGGTGCTGGAGATAAATGCACCGGCATCATCATAAAAAGTGAGCCAGCCAAATGGAAGGTATCGTTAAACTCACCGGTAGTGTCAGTGGGTCGTCTGAGATGCCTGCATGAGTTATCAGAGCCATCAGTACTTAACTGGTGGCTTTTTTTATTGTTGTCAGCTTCCGGATAACGGGAGACGGGGTATGTACCAGATGGAAAAAATCACAACAGG